TAAAACTTCCGCAGTAAATTGCCTTCTGTCAATATCAAAATCTTTCTTTAAAATCTCTCTAGCATCATGTAAGTAGTTTTCTACAGTCCTTATTGAAACACCCCACTCAGTTGTCGCAAATTGACTTATTTCTGATCTGACAGTACCAACAGACAACAGACTAGCCACTTTGTTCACTCTGAACTCATGCTCATTCTTGCTAGTTCTGCCGTTGGCCACTATGGGAATATGGTTTTATTTAATTTAAATGTAGCGTTAATCTAGTATTTTTGTAAATTTACTATATTTTTCTTTAGGTCTTGGCTGCTGCCAATGTCTTACACCATTGATAATGCGGTAGTGTTGTTTTTGGAGTGGATCGTAGACTGTGAGGCTGTTCATGGTTTTTGTTTTTCCCAATTGCGGATTAGTAATAAGAGGTCATCAATACGTTTTTTAGCTGCGGCAATGCGGTCAGAATTAAACTTTTCAAAGTCTTTTTTCATTAAATCCTAGTAGTTCTTGCTGTCCTTTAAATAATGCTATAAGTTGCTCTGCTGTGTTTATAGCTTGTATTAAAGATTTACTATAATTACTTGTTTGATTAGCCTCTTTAGCTGCTTTAGCCAGTGCGTGTCTACCACAACCAGTAAGAGGATCATTTAGGTTAGAGAAAAATTTTTGATCTTTTTGTACTTGATTTTTTATTAGTTCAAATTCATCAAATTTAATTTTCTTTTGCCTAGATAATATTTTTTTACCATTAACTGATAATTCTTTTTTTTCTAAAGAGTTTTCATTTAGATATTTTTTGACTGTATTAAAGTGTGCAGGAACATTTTTTACAATAAATCTAATACTTTTACCTTGTTTAAAAAAAGAAATAATTTTTTCTTGTTTTTCTTTAGTTATTGATTTACTCATAAAGATTTTTAATATACTGTACTAGTATAATATAAAATTGTGTACCAGTACAATATATTTTAAAATAGCAACAATTAAGATATTTCTGTTCTTAATGTATGAGCTATAGGTTCAAACAAAGTTTTAGCTAATTTAATAGATTTTTGACCAGCAGATAAATCTTCTTGAACTTTTTTTATTGCTATTGGCAAAAGAGCTTCAGCTTGTTCAGCAATAGTGCAAAAATGTTTTATGTTTGATTTAACGTAAGCATAAAATGTTCCATTATTTGGTCTGAACTCTTTGCTTAACCTATTCCACAAATTAGTACCAGCAGTTGAATACTGTGAGGAAGTTAAATAGTTATCACCTAATTCTGCTGCTGAAAGTTTTAAATAAGCTCCTAAAGCTGCACTGAAAGCTTTTTGATTTATAGCATTAACTATAGTGTCTTTAATTTTTTCTTTAGTTAAAAGAACAACACCGCCTCTTGCACCCTCTCTTTCTCTAATCTCTGCTCTACTAAAAGTTCTTGAACCAGTATTAGCAGAAATAATCCTTCTTTGTAACTCTTCATGGCTATTCATTTTTACTAAATTTACTCTTAGCTCACAGTCCTTTATTTGTTCTTCAGTAGCTCCAGCAGCTTGTAAAAGAATTTGCAAAGCTAAAACTCTATTTCTTCCAGACGAAATAATAGGGCCATCTACTTCAAAAGTTCCTGTTCTAACTTCTGCAACTTCAATATCTTCCATCAAATATGGAAATCTTCCACCACCTTTCTTTTTAATTAAACCATCTGCCCCAAATAAAATATCATTAACAGATTTAGGATCAATTTGTTGTGCAGTAGTTTCGTATTTGTAACTTTGGCACAAATCACCAATTTTTATTTTACGAGGTTGAAGATCTTTTGTAATTTGATGATGAATGTCAAAAGTATTTTGAAAAACACTGTCACCAAGTTTTTTTGCAAATTTAGGATCAGATTTTAAATGCTCTTCAGCTTTTTCAATTATAGGCTGAAGTTCTGGATAGTTTTTAATCTCGTATGAGGTATTAAAGTTTGTGGAATAAACCATTGGAAATGCTCCATAAAGGGAAATTGGAGCTACCATGAAGTTAAGGTACTTAGGTAGCTTTAAAGCAAAACTACTCTTCTAAGGTTGACAGACCAAAGAAGGGTTTTTTATTTGCTTTTTTTAGTATAGTAGTAAATATCTTTTACGGCAATTTTGCATATCAAATGTATTATTTTAACCCTTTGAGACTTGTAAATATTATTTTTTTTTAAAAAGGTAAAGTTGATTGACTAAAAGACTCTGGTTTTTTTGGTAAGCACCAAAGATGTTCCTTTTTGCCATAGTTACCGATTACATATTCCTCAGTTTTCTCAAGTTTTCCATCATCAGATAAGTTTGTCATAGCTCGCCTTATTGATGTTATAGGACAGTTAAGCCCTGAGATATTAAGAACCATTGAAGGGCTAAGTGGAGTTTCATATTGGTTGAAACAATTAATGATCTTTTGCTCTTGAGTTTTAGCTTTAGTGTGTGACCTAGCTAATTCACTAGGATTTTCATTGATGGTGTTGTAGAAAGTCACTAGTTTTTACCTCTTTTAGCCCATCTTTCTTTTTGTCCTTTTGAAATAACTGTGCTAAAGCCAGCATCAAGAATAGCTTTTTTTGTTTTCTCTGGATGATACATATATCGTTGAAAATAATGATCACCAGTAAAGTAATGTATTCCCTCTTTGAGAATACCTGATTTTCTATATCTACAAAGAACATTTCCTGAAACATCAATCATGGCCGTTGTTTCTGTACCATTGTGTAAACCTTTTTCTGCAAAGTGTTCTTTGGATCTCATGTTTAAATATTTAGAATAATCAGTAGGAACATATTTTACAGGGGTTATAAGGTTGTTATATTCTTTCATTACTTCTTGATTACGTCTTGAGTTGTATGAAAGCTTGCCTTTCCACCCACCAGAATCAAGAGAAATAAGAAATTTATATCTTTTTTGAATTTTATAATAGGTAAATTTGTAGGGATATTTTAATCTTTCGTTGATAAATCCTTCTAAAGCAATTTTGAGGTATTTAATTTTAAGATCAATCCATTTATCAATATCAGTTTTTTTCCAAAAACAATATTCAATTTTTTCAGAAGCATTTCTTTCGAGTTTCCTTGTGGAAGCTGGCAACCATTCTTTTTTTAATTGAACACCTAAATAGTGCATATCATATCCAGTAAGTTCCATTAAATCAAAAGCAGAATACTCATCAGACATAGTTTCTTCCTTTGGGTCAAAAGTAACACAACCAGTTATGTCAAATTCTTCTAACAAGATTCTTCTGATATATTCTCTGGAAACATCAAATCTGTCACCAATTTTCTGAAGTGAGTAACCATCTTTTCTCATGCGTAAAACAATCTCGTTTCTTGCTTGCTTGTATTCAGCAGTAAGAGGGCGGCAAGCTTTGTATTTGTAGTTTTTCATAATGATTTGATAGCGAAGTTTGATAGTTGATCTTTTACTTTTTGCACTTCTGGGGGAAGTAAAGCTTTCTGGTTTTTAATATTTTTTTGTATAAGCTTGTTCATCAGCTTTTCTGTTTTGTTCCAGCTTTCTTTTCTAAGGTTGTGGATTTCTCTTACAACATCCATGTCAATGTTGACACCATAGTTGTTTCTAATAGTGCCATCTGAATCTCTAAAACCGTGACGGATTATTTGACCATCAATATCGGTCTGAGCATTAGCAGAAGCACAGTAACATATGAGAGCTAAATCATGTCCACCACAACGTTTTCCTTGATCATCAATGTCATAATCAGGCATATGGTTATTAATTAACCCATCAGAGTTATGGATTATTCCTGTATCGTTACAGGCATAACAGATGTGAATGGGTGCATTGAAAGTGACCTCACGATCAATAGCGGATCTTTTATAATTTTTCATTTTAGTTGTGCTTGCCATTGAGGAGTTTCAAAAACTTTTACACAATGTGTATGAATTTTCTTTTTTACATTACTAAGCTCTTTACTCTTTTCTTCAAACTCAAAACTATATTGCAAATTTCTTATGTAATCATCTGAGTCTTGATCTTGTTCCTTTAACTGATCTTTGATTTCAAGTATTGAGTTATCAATGCTATCAATTTTTTCATCAAGTAAATTTTCAAAGAGAATACACTCTTTAGTCGTAATAGATAAATTCATGGGGTGTCAAAAAGGGGTGTTTTTGTGTTTTTTCAATGTAGTGGGTTTCTTAGCGGCTGTCAATAGGTATTGTTCAAATTGACCATTTTTGATATATCG